GAAAGTTGCTTCGGTAGCTTTGTTATGTCAAGACCCTAGAGTCTTTCAAGCAATGATTCAATCAGGAACACCTTGCCCTGCTAAAGGTAAGATAGGTAAAGAAGCCGCAGGTTACTGGAATAGTTATCCTGAACTAAGACCTGACTTTATTGAGTACAGAGCTAATCTACAGATACTGATTGACGCAGGTTATATTAACGAAGATGGTTCATTAGTTACAGAGGAGCAGCGTGAAAAGATTGGCTTTAAGTCTAGCACTCATAACTGGAATAGCGGTAGCTAAAACTACTGATAATTTATTAAATAGCAACCCTAAAGATGGGTTCTTAAATGGCGCATATGATTTCCCTAATATACATAACCATAGTGACAACGACCCAATAATCTTTACTGGTAACCCTAATACTGTATTTGATGCTCAACAGACAATAACAATAGAAGAGTTTAACCTAGTGTCTATTAATTATGGTTTAGAGTATTTATCTCAGTATAGTGGGTATGTAACATTAAAGGCAGACTTCTTTGATAACAATGGTGGGTTTTTAGATAATGATGGTGGAACATATACAATTACTTCAGGCTCGTGGCAAAGCCTGTCAAATGTATATGACAATACTGATTACATTAACGACATATTTTCAATTACTTTAACTATAGGCGGTGTTAGCGATAGAGGCGGAACAGACGATATACAGTTAAGAAACGCTTACGTTACTTATGACTACTCAGAAATACCGTTAGAAGAGATACTAGTAGATACTTCTTTGGATGAATTGATTATGAATTTAATTGAGGATGGTGCTACAGTAGAGCTGATTGATGAGTTAGTTGATAATACTGAACTTGCTCAAGATAATAAAGAGTTGATTGAAGACATTGAACAAGTCATTGTAGAAATAGAAGATGAACAAGAAGAAGTAAACGAAGAGGTTTCAGAAGAAGAGTCTAATGAAGAATCAACGGAGAGTGACAATGAACAAAGTGATACAGAAGAGTCTAACGAAAGTAGTGATAGCAGCAACAGTAATGATGGTAGTAGCTTTAATGCTGACACAAGTAGTAGTGTATCAACATCAAGCGATGGGGCTTTAGAAATCTTAGAGTTAGTTAATAGTGTTACTGGTAATTCGTTTGAACAAGTAGGTATAACTGAAGTACTAGACTTTGAGTCTTATACGCAAGTTAGTATGCAAGACGTAATACAGCTAGAAGAGAATGAGGATTTCTATCAGAACCAAGCATTCTATAAAGATGTAGGAATGACAGACAGTAGTATATTTAAAGGGTATGATAAACTTAAACTAAAGGATGGTGAGTGGTATGGAAGCAATAATCAATTTTATTAAAGAAGCTTTAGCAGGTAAGAAAATGTCTGCTGAGTGGATTGTTACATTAGGAATAGCCATTGGTGGTTTAGTATGGGCAGGAACACTTGCTATGCAAACTTATAATACTGTATTAGCAGATATTGAAGCCTTAAAGGCAGACTCACACGCAGCAGTAGCAATGTATGATGACACAAGTATTACAAATAAAGTGTCTGAAAACAAAGACAATCTTGCTCAACTTAAAACAGATATCTCTGCTTTAAATGTTAAGATTGATAATATAACGCGTGATGTAGATAGAAACAGAAACGCTGTAACTTCAACAGGAAACCCATTAAGCTTATGATAGATAAAATCAGTAAATGTACGATTGTATTCGCAGTCGGTGTAACTTTGTCATTAGCGTCTGTAGCGTTTATGAACCAGTTTATGCAAATGCCTCAACAAATGATGATGGGATCAATGCAAATGATGAATCAACCACAATCATGTAATTGTAGTTGTCCACTACCTAAATAATAAAGGAGAAATAAGATGTTAAAATATGATATACCTCAAAAGCAAGTTAAGAAACCAGTTAAGAAAAAAGCCCCTGCTAAGAAAAAAGCTTCTAAGTAGTTGATTTATATAGATTAATTGTATTATAATGTGCCTAAACGGAGAACCTTATGACCTTTAGAGAACTTATTAATGAAGTCCTAATCAGGTTGAGAGAAGACACCATTGCTACCGACTGGTCGGGTAATATCAATGATAGCACTACAGTAACTGATTATCAGAAAGTTATTGGCTCACTGATTAACGATTCAAAACGTAATATAGAATCTTACCACGACTGGTTGATCTTGCGCGAAACTGTAAATATTTCTACAGTATCTGGCACTAGAAATTATAATTTAAACTCTGGTCAAGAGATTAAGATACTAGATGTTGTTGATCAAACTGATGGCCAGCGGTTATCACAAGTATCAAGAATTTTGATGAACTCTTTTAGGTATCCTTCTAGTAATAATGGAGACCCTATTTATTATTCATTTAATGGTGTAGACTCATCTAACAATTTAAAAGTTGATTTAGAGCCTATTCCAGACTCTGTTCGTACACTTTCTTTTGATATGTTGAAATACCAAGATACCCTAAAGCTTGCATCAACATCAATTAAGATTCCAGAGAAGGCTGTTATTATTGGCGCATGGATGAGAGCTGTTTCTGAAAGAGGTGAAGATGGTGGTACACAATCTACTGTAATTGCAATGGAATACAAAGAGATTCTTAATCAAGCTATTATGCTAGATAGTGGTAATACTCAATATGAATCTGACTGGTTTGTTGAATAATGGCTAAAAGGCTATCATATAAGCCCTTAAATAACATTGGTATCAATGGGCTTAATACTCAAGCAAATCCTACTACACTAGATGTTAGTTGGCTGACTAACGCAGACAATATAGTTCTGAGAGAATCTGGCCGTATATCATTTAGAAAAGGATTTAAGCAAAATATTTTAGCAAATACAGATGGTGCTGCATCCGCTCCTCTAAAAATAGGATCTATTGGTGAAACAGATTCTGGAACCATTGTTGCGGCTGTTGGTACAAATATGTACACTGTTGATTTTACGACTCCTGACACTCCTTGGACTAATGTTCATGCTGTTGTAGGTGGAACGGATTCTGATTGGCAAATGGTGTCTTTGAGAGATGAATTGTATTGCGTTCAAGCTGCTCATGAGATGATGGAGTACAATGCGGGAGTATGGACTCCTATCAGCTCTACTAGTGGATATAACGCTACCGCAGCTGCTCTTATCACTACAATGAATCCTAGTTGCGGTATGTCATTCTACGGAAGAATGTGGGTAGGTGGTTGTGCAGAAGATAAAGGAACTTTGCTGTATTCAGATACATTAAACGCTCATAAATGGGGGTCAGGTGCTGCTGGCTTCATTGATTTACATACGGTATGGGATAGTGACGAGATTGTTGCTATAGCTCCTTTCTACGGAAAAATAGTTATCTTTGGCAGGCATAATATTGTTCTTTACAACGGCCCTTCTGAACCAACTACAATGTCTTTAGATGAAGTTATTCGTGGCGTTGGTTGTATATCAAGAGATTCTGTGGTTGCGGTAGGCGATGATTTAATGTTTAT